CCCGCTGGACTGGGAATATTTCGCGTTCGTCGCTGAGGCGGACGACGAGGACGACTGGACGGCGCCGTCGACGTGGGCGAAAGCGAATCCGAGCCTGGGCGAGACGATCAAGCTGGAGGACATGGAATCGGACTGCCGCCGCGCGCAGGAGGACCCGAGCCTGCAAAATCAGTTCAAGCGCTACCGGTTGAACCTATGGACTCAGGCCGAAAAGATTTGGTTTCTCCCGCAGGTGTGGAAGCGGTGCGGGGGGGCGTTGCCCGAGTTGGCCGGCTGGCGCTGCTATGGGGGGCTGGATCTGGCGAGCACGATTGATACGACTTGCTGGTCGCGGCTGTATGTGTCGCCGGAGAAAGACCGATACGCAATCCTGAATCACTATTTTTTGCCAAAAGATGGACTGCTCGAGCGTTGTCGTCGGGACCGCGCGCCCTATGACCGCTGGGCCAGCGAGGGGTGGATCACGCTGACAGACGGAAACGTCATGGATCAGCGATTCATCCGTGAGCGGTTGAAGGCCGACGCGGCGGACGGTGCCGTGACAGAGATCGGATATGACCCGTGGCACGCCATGGAGACGGCGCTCGACCTGGAAGGCGAGGGCATCCCGGTCGTCCCGGTGCGGCAGGGGTATCAGAGCATGGGGGAAGCGACAAAGCGGATGGAGACGTTGGTTCACGAGGCGTCAATATGCCATGGCAACGATCCGGTGCTGGCGTGGATGGTGAACAACGTGACGCTCAGGATGGACCCGAACGAGAACATCATGCCGGACAAGGCGCGGTCAACGGGGAGGATTGACGGCGTGGTGGCGGCGATTATTGCGCTGGCGGTGGCGATTAAGCACCAGGATGATGACGCGGCGGATGAGTACTCGAGCATCTTCTGAGAAGGGGAGGGGGCAGCGAGATGGCGCGCATGGTGAGGCCAGGGAAAATCCCGGTGCGGATCGAAATCGATGTTGGCTGCAAGGGGGGCCGGATGCGTCCGGTCGAGCCGGTGCGGCCGGTGGAGCCGGTCGCGCCGACCGAGATCATCGAGATCGCGCTGGAGCATTGCGGGCGGCGGATGCTGGTCACGTCCACGCTGCGCGATGGGGAATTCAAGATCAGGAGGTATCGGTGCCCGGTGTGCGGGTATACCTGCAAGCGAGCAATGTGAGTCTATCGCCCCGCTGCGCCTCGCGCCGCAACGCCGCGCAGCGCTTCGCCGCGCCGCGCAACGCAACGCAACGCAACGAAAAAAGCCTCCGGCTCATGGCCGGGGGCTTTTTTTATGCCTGACAGATCTGTAGCCCACCCGTTTGCGTTGGAGAGCGGAGTCGGGTAGCAATGACTCGACGATACAGGCGCGTCTGATCCGCGCGCCGGTCTAGCCCCTAGCCATGCATGGGCGGCTGGGGGCTTTTTCATTGCGCAATCCGCTGACAGTTCTACGCCGACTGCTGGCCGGGGAGCTCGCGCGCGATCCGCTGGACGAGCGGTGGTACCGCGACGAGGCGCCGGCGGAGACGGCGGCGGGGCCTCTGGTGACGCCGGACCGGGCACTGGCGTTCTCGGCCGTGTATGCGTGCGTGCGGTTCATCGCGGGATCGATCTCGATTCTGCCGATCAACGTCTACCAGCGCACGGGGAGCAAGCGCCGCGTGCAGGACGAGCACCCGGTGCAGTGGCTGCTGCATTACGAGCCGCACCCGGACCAGACGCCGCATTCGTTCCGCGAACTGACGGCGGCGGCGATCGAGATGCGCGGCAATGCGTTCTGGTGGAAAACCCGCGACGCACTGGGGCGCGTGAAGGCGCTGCGTTACCTGCATCCGGATCTGGTGCGGATCAAGGTCGAGGGCGGCCGGAAGGTTTTCGAGGTGCGGGAGGACGCCGGGGGCTGGCGTCGCGCGACGTCCGAGCAGGTGCTGCATATCCCGAATTTCGGGACGGACGGCGCCGGGGGGCTGTCGACGCTGGCCTGCGCGCGCGAGGGCGTGGGGCTGGGCGTGGCGGCGGAGCAATTCGGGGCGAGCTTTTTCCGGAACGATGCGCGGCCGAGCGTCTACATCCAGTCGCCGAACAAAATCAGCGACGAGGACAAGGCTCGCTACCGGGAGAACTGGCAGCAGGCGCAGACGGGGGCGAACCGGTTCAAGATCGCGATCATGGACCAGGGGAAGGATCTGAGGCCGATCCAGATCTCGCCGGTCGACGCGCAGTACATCGAGACGCGGACGTTTCAGGCGGAGGAAATCTGCCGGTTTTTCGGCGTGCCGCCGTTTTTCATTGGGCTGCTGAGCAAATCGACGAGCTGGGGCTCGGGCCTCGGCGAACAAAAATTAGGCTACCTGACATTCAGCCTGCTGCCGCGACTGAAGCGGATCGAGGACTGGCTGGACAAGAGCCTGCTGACGCCGGAGGAACGGCGCGCGGGGCACTACACGAAGTTCAATATTCGCGCATTCCTGGCGGGCGACCAGAAAAGCCAGGCGGAATTCCTGAGCAAGGGGCGCGAGTGGGGCTGGTACAGCGCGAACGACTGCCGCGAGTGGCTGGAAGAGGACCCGATCGCGGGGGGCGACGACTACATCCGGCCGATGAACATGCAGCCGATCGGCGCGCCGGAGTCCGCCGGTAATTCCAATGACAATTCCAAGGGCAATGGGGCGGACGAAGCCGTCGGCGAGGGGGACGGTTTCGCCGCGGCGATGCGCACGCTGAACGGCGCATTGAACGGCCACGCCAACGGCAGCCTGAACGGGAGGGGCGCGCATCATGCGTGATCTGGCGCAGAAGCCCATGCGCGCGAGCCTGCACGCGGGGAGCCTGGCGGCGGGCAAAGTGGACGCGGCGCGCCGGCGGATCACGGGGTACAGCGTGATCACGCGGGGCGAGGCGCGGGGGCATGCGTTGTGGATCGACAAGACGTTTTTGAAACAGGTGGCGCAGTCGGGCAACGGCGCCGCGGGCGGGGTGCGGACGCGATTCAATCACCCGTCGTTTTTCGGAGACGGGGCGCTGGGGACGGCGCTGGGCCGGAGCACGAATTTCCGCGTGCGGGGCGACCAGGTGCTGGCGGATCTGGAGCTGCTGGAGGCGGCGAGCGAGAGCCCGAAGGGGGACCTCGCCGGGTATGTGCTGAAGCTGGCGCAGGAAGCGCCGGACCTGCTGGCCGCATCGATTGAGTTTTCCTTCGACTGGGTGGAGATGGAGCGGTTCATCGCGGCGCACGAGGACGCGCGTGGACAGTTCATCAGTCCGGACGCAGACAACACGAACAACTTCATTCACGCGCGGCTGGTGGAGCTGCTGGCGAGCGACCTCGTGGACGAACCAGCGGCGAACCCGGCGGGGCTGTTCGGCGCGGGCGATCCACAGGCAACCGAACAATTCCTGGCGTATGTGCTGGGCCTGAGCGACGAGGCGCCGACGGCGGCGCTGGGGCAACCGGAGCGGACGCGGGAGCAGGTGGGGGCGTTTCTGCGGGGGCGCGGGCTGGCGCTGCGCGCGGCGGAGCCGGCCGAGGCCGCGGCGAACGCGGCGACGGCCGAAATGCTAATGGCAATGGAAAGCCGCCTGCGCGTGGCGATGGCGGAGGGATTCCAGGTGATGGGCCAGCGCATCGCGCTGCGCATCCAATGACAGGAGGGTCCACAGATGGACAGTAAGGCACTGCGGCGCAAGGCCGACGAGAAGCTGGCCAAGTATCAGGAAGCCGTCGGACTGGCGGCCAGCGAGGGCCGCGAGCTCAGCGAGGACGAGACGCGGCTGAAGACGGACGCGGAGCGACTGGAGGCGCAGGCGCGCGAGCTGGAGGCGGTGGAGACGCAGCGCGCGGCGTATTCGCGCGGCGTTGACGATGAGCCGCGGGTCGACGCGGGGAACATCCAGCTGGGCCGCGACCGGTTCGAGGACGACCCGAAGCGCGGGTTCCGGAATCCGCGCGAGTTCCTGATGGCCGTGCTGAACCACGCGCGGGGCGGGCGGCTGACGGAGCAACTGAAGAGCCTGGCGGCGGGGAGCGACGAGCAGGGCGGGTACAGTGACCCGTATGGCGGGTTTCTGGTGCCGGCGGGGTTCAGCCCGGACCTGCTGTCGACGATGGCCGAGAGCGATCCGATCAGCGCGCGCGTGCGGCAGATCCCGATGAACGCGCCGACGGTGGCGTTCAACGCGAGCGTGGACAAGGACCACTCGTCGAGCGTGTCGGGCGGGTTGCGGGTTTACCGGCGCGCGGAGACCGACACCGTGCCGGCGAGCCGGATGCAATTCGAGCAGGTGCGGCTGGAGGCGCACAGCCTGTTCGGCGTCGCGTTCGCGACGGAGGAAATCCTGCAGGACTCGGCGATCAGTTTCATCTCGCTGCTGGAGAGCGGGTTCGGCAAGGAATTCGCCGCGAAGCTCGTGGACGAGCGGCTGAACGGATCGGGCGTGGGCCAGTTCCTCGGCGTGCTCAAGTCGCCGTGCCTGATCACGGTGGCGAAGGAGGGCGGCCAGCCGGCGGACAGCTTCGTCTACATGAACCTGGTGAAGATGAGAGCGCAATGCTTCGGCTATGGCAACGCGATCTGGCTGGCGAACCACGACACGCTGCCGCAGCTGCTGACGCTGGTGAATCCGGCGGGGCAACTGATCTGGCAGCAGTCGGCGCGCGACGGGGAGCCGGATCGCATCCTGGGTCGGCCGATTATTTTCACCGAGTTCTGCGACACGGTGGGGGACGCCGGAGACATCGTGCTAGGCGACTGGTCGCAGTATCTGGAGGGGACGTATCAGCGTCCGGGGTCGGCCGAGTCGATTCACGTGCGGTTCGAGAATCACGAGCGCGCGTTCAAGTTCTACATGCGCAATGACGGGGCGCCGTGGTGGCGGTCGGCGTTGACGCCGAAGAACGGCGCGGCGCAGCGTTCGCCGTTCGTGACGCTGGCGGCGCGCGCGTAGCGCGAGGGCCTGAGCAAGCGGCCGGGGCGCGCGGCGCAAGCGGCCCCGGCCCCGTATAACCAGACGGGGGAAAATCCAATGGCAATCGAAATCGAATTCATCCGCGACACGCGCGAGCGCGAGGGCGGCCCGCACAAGGCGGGCGAGCGGATCAAGGCGGAAGCGGCATCGGCGCAGCGGTGGCTGCGGCGCGGCGCGGCGCGTCTGGTGGCGCCGACCGAAGCGGACAAGTCGAAGGCCGCGGCAAAGCCGGCGGAGGCCGAGAAAAAGGGCGGGAAAAACTAACAGCCCGATTGAACTGAATCCACACGAGCAGGAGAAAGACCATGGTGAGCTCGGTTGCAACGGACAAGATGGCGTGCCGGCAGAAATTGCAGATGTTCGATCACGATCCCGGCGCGACCTCGGCGAAATTGTGCAGCCCGGACGGCGGCACGACGATCAAGTACCTGGACATGCGCGAGTATACCTCGCTGCTGGTGGCGGCGATGCTGACCGTGCCGGGGACGGGCGGGAGCATCACGAAAGTGGAGATCGTGGCGAGCGCGGACGCGGCGTTCACGTCGCCGGTGGTGATCGAGGACTCGGGCGCGAAGGCGGCCGACGCGACGGGCGATTACGTCGTGGCGGAATGCACGGCGGAGGAAATCGCGCAGGCGGGAACGGACAACGGCGTGGATCTGCGTTACGCGGCGGCGCGGATCACGATGAGCGCGGCCGA